CCACGGAATCCATAATGATGGATGAATAAATAATAACCATAGTAACCAAAACGTATAAATAGCAAGCAGGTTATTAACTTTTTAGGAGGTAAGAAAGTATGGTATTGTCTAGCGAGGAATTGAGTCTGTTACACGGACTTATAAACGGTATCCAGAACACAACCACGTATGGATACGAAGTAGCGGTAAAAGGTACGATTGTGGATGGTATAGCAACTTTTGTAACTGGATTAATTACTATCATTGCAACCATATACGTTGCAAAAAAGATGTATACTTGGGCTGAAATAGCGGATAAAGAGCGACCTACGTATGATAAAGGATTTCCATATGCATTGGCGGTAGTTGGAGTTATAGCCGCATTATTAGTATTTGCAATAGCATCAGGATCCGTTATTTATGACCCATTCATGAAGATATTTGCACCTGAATATATTGTAATTAAGCAAGTATTAGCTGCGGCTGCAAGTGCTGCAACTTGAAGTTAATCATTTTTATTTTTCTTATCTATAGTAGTTAAGGAGCTAATTTTATGGGCCGTATTAATCAAGAAAAATTTGATTTACTTATAATAGAACTGCTACATGATTGCGTTAATCTAGCCGAATGCGATTGTGATTGTTGTAACCAATTATGCATTCTCTATCAAAAACTTAAGGAACAAAATATAGAAAATACTCCCGGTATCATGAATACCTTGCGAGAAATGGTACTAGATGAATTTATTGCTAGAGACAATGCAGTTAGGAATGGTCCAAGATATAATGAGTTGTCGCCACAAGATTATTATAATATACTGTCAAATAAGCATTACTTCCGGCTAGATATCGATAATGAATTGTATGCAATATATTAAGAGTTATTTATGAAATTTCAATTAATTTCGACAAAATATCGGAATAGTTATAATGGTCCAGTAGTTACAGTTTATGGTCGAGATGAGCAAGGTAAATCAGTTCAGCATGATATTTCCGGATTTAGACCATATTTTTATATATTACCAAATAATACGAAAAATGCTAGGCAACTTTTACGCGAAAGACCTGAAGTAACGGACGTATTTGAAGAATATAAATACTTGCCAAACGGATATCAACAAGAACGCACGGAAGTTCTACAAGTATATGTTAATAAGCCAAGTGATGTTCCAGTATTGCGAGATGCATTAAAAGGTCATAAGGATATTAAAGAAATTTATGAAGCCGATATTTTGTATGCAACTGCTAGATTTCTAACAGATAACGACCTATATGGTATGAAATGGGTCGAAGTATCTGGAAATAATATACAGCCATTACACGATATCATTGAAAATGCTCCATTACGTTTTCTTGGCGTGGATATTGAAGTACTTCCTCCTGAAGTAGGAGTTCCGTTATCAGAACGAGATCCAATAACGATTATTTCGATTAGCTTCAATGATCAGAAAACGTTAGTGCTCGTAGCAAAACCGGGGCAAGACGCCGAAACCATTAAGTATTTTCCAGACGAGTTCTGGATGCTATCAACCTTCATGGATATATTTAAAGAGTATGATCCAGATGTTGTGATGGCATTTAACGGTGATAATTTTGACTTTCCGTATATTGAGAAGCGACTAGAAGTACTAGGTATTGCGAATGATCTGGGCCGAGATGGAACTCCATTTCAGATAAGAGCTTTCGGTGCAAGCAAAGAAGTTAATATGACTGGACGAGCTTATATAGATTTACTTAATGCGATTAAATTAAATTACTCGTTGGCTTCTTACAGTCTAGACAATGTTTCTAAAACGTTGCTTAATCGACCAAAGTTAGATATTAAAGCAAGTGAAATGAGAGAAATTTGGCTCAGTGGTTCCGAAAGCCGTTTGCAAAGATTTCTAGAGTATGCAGGAAGAGATGCCGACCTTCTTCAAGATATTATAAACGAATTGAAATTAATAGACCGATATATTAACATTAGTAAAGATTGCGGTCTTTTACTTCATGAAACTATTAATGGTGGACAATCCCGTCGTATAGAATCGATGCTATTGCGAGAATTCTATAAAGAGGGACGACTCTGGCCGCTTAACGATAAAGACAAGAAAGTTGAGAAAGTAACTGGCGGTAAAGTACTTGATTCAGAACGGGGACTACACGAAAACCTAATCATTATGGACTATAAGAGTCTTTATCCGTCTGCTATCAGAGCCTACAACATATGTTGGTCATCAATTATAAATGAAAAGGAAACTTCCGTTAAAACGATACTAGCTCCCAATGGAGTTCGATATACAGATCATACTGTATACGAAGGTATAATGCCTAGGATCCTAACTAAATTGTATAACAAAAGAGTAGAATTGAAAAAGCTAATGAAGTCATGTAGTGACAAAAACGAAAGAGAATTCTACGATAATCAACAATACAGCGTGAAAATATTGTTAAATAGTTTTTATGGATACACCGGGGCTCTGCGTGGTCGTCTTTACGATCCAAGACTAGCAAATTCTGTTACATCCGTTGGCCGTATGGCAATTCAGTTGACTAAAAAAACTGCTGAAGAACTTGTGGATTGTCACGTGGTTGGTGGAGATACAGATTCGGTATTCATTAGGTTAAATAAAGTAACGGATCCAGATGAGAGTAAGAAATGCGCTAAAATAATTCACGATAGTATGCTTACTAAGTTACCACCTCCAATGGAAATTGATTTCGAATGTTTTGCTAAGCGTGCTATTATTTTTGAGAAAAAACGTTACGCGATGTGGATATTTGAACAAGGAAAAGATGGCTGGAAAGACAAGATCAAGTACCGGGGAATTGAAACACGCCGGAGAGATTGGGTTTCGCTAGTTGGCGAAAGCATGGATAAAGTACTACATCTGATCTTATGCGAAGGTAAGGTAGAAGAAGCATGGAAATATACTAATGAAGTTATTCTGTCCGTGAAGGGCCTTATGGACATTAGAACCAACTTAGATTTAGCAGAGAAATTAGTGCTTAGTCGCAAAATTGGTAACATCGAAGGTTATACTAATATTCAACCGCATGTAACTTGCTACAAGAAAATGAAGGCTCGTAATGAAACACTACCAGGCCTAGGAGACCGTATTCGTTATATGGCTTTGCCTGGAGCTTCTAAAGACGGTATAAGCCTGATGGTAGATACTCCAGAACGTATTAAAGAGACTGATGGCCGTATTGACAATACTTTTTATATAGAACATCAATTGCTGCCTCCTCTAGAAAGAGTATTCTCAGCAATAGGCATAGATATTACAACAGGAAAGAAAAAACTTGTCGAAGCTAGTCTTTTTGGATTCGAAAGCATTGCACCAAAAGAGTTAAATACTAAAAAAGAAAAGGTTGTTATACAAAAGAAGCCAAAGATGGGATTATTTTCTTTTAGTTAAGGAGGAATAATATTACTAAAAACTACGTTAAGATTGGTCCGATTGGTTTAACAGCACGGCAATATGAAATTTTTAGATGTTTACCATTTATATTAATAGGCATATTTGGATATTCAATGTATTTATTACTTATCAGTATATTAAGTACAATAAACGTATATTATAAAGAGAAAGCTGGATATTACGATGACCCATATAATTATTAGGAATAGTTATGTATAGTATCGGAATTGTTGGTCATGGCAGAGACAAATTTAATGAACGTACAGAACTATTAGCAAAAGATATAATTCGTGATATATTATATAATGCGATTAAAACTTATGAAGATATTGTTATTGTTTCTGGTCATTCTCCAGTTGGCGGAATAGATATATGGGCGGAAGAAATAGCAATGGAACTAAATCTATTATTGGATATAAAGTCTCCTCGGCAAATGATATGGGATTCTGAATATGGCTTTAAGCAACGTAACTTAGATATAGCCAGATCTTCTGATATAGTACATGTAATTCTAGTAGAAAAATATCCAGATAATTATACAGGACAAAAATTTAAACTCTGTTATCATTGTAAAACATCTGATCATGTAAAGTCTGGAGGATGCTGGACAGGTAAAAAGGCCAAAGAATTAGGTAAAGAAGTTATCTGGCATATTATAAAATAATACGGAGGTATTGATACGGCAGAAGAAATTGAAAAAAGGCTCCAAATTTCTCGTAACGACAAACGGTCACTTACGGAAATATTACAACTTGACGGAGATTCTATTAAGGAAATTGCAATTACATTTATTTCCGGGAATGTAATGATAATAAGGTAGTGATATAGTGACTTGTATAGTAGGACTAATTGATAATAACACGATATATTTAGGTAGTGACTCGTGTATAAGTTCTAGTGCATTTAAATTTTATACACCTTCATACACTAAGGTATTTTTGCGTCAAAACATATTATTTGGTATTTCAGGCGACGTTCGTTATAATGATATAATAAAATATCGTTTGAGTGTACCTTATCACAGGGAAGATAAAACTAATATTGAATATTTATGCACGGATTTTATAGATAGCTTAAGACAGGCATTAGAAAAAGCAAAATATTCACTAGAAGAAGATGCAGTGGCTTCCGTTCCGTATAAGTCAACATTATTATTAGGCTATCGAAATAAACTATATTGTATATTTTATGATTATTCCGTGCTCGAATTTAGTGACTTTTACTCAATTGGATCTGGTAGTGATTTTGTATTAGGTTCGTTAGAAACCACTAAAAATTTAGGATTTGATCCAAAGAAACGTATTGAGTTAGCATTAGAAGCAGCATGCAAATTCAGTGTTGGATGTGCGCTGCCATTTAATATAATTGAGCAGGAGACATTACAATGACCTGGAAACCTTATTGTTATGACGATAAATGTAAAGTTTATACAGAAAATGATAAAGTTAAGCCTACTCATGGACCATGTTGTACTTGTCAGGATTGTGGTCATGATCACGATAACTGTATTTGTCAATTTTTTGAGGAACCTTGCTTAAGTTGTCCATATAGATCGTAACCAAAACCTTTAAATACTAAAACATTATTTTATTTTTAGATTATCATGTCAAATTTTCTAGACGAACAATTTAGCCAGATGGATCTTATTGTAACTAGTTTCAAGGAAGATATAACAACCTTAGATGATATTGTTCGCAGTTGGGAGGAACTACCAAATGGATCGGTAACAGAATTATCCGAAATTATAAAGTCTAAAATTAAAAATAAAACTACTATAGAAATTTATCAAGACGAGCAAGGTCAATACTTATTGGATTTGAAGTTCGCTCCAATCAACATCTTATGGCAGTTACAAGTAAGTTACAATAAAACCAAATAACACCAAAACGTATAAATACTTCTACACTAATGTGATATTTGTTAATAATACCTAATAGGAGATGAATATATTGGCGAGACCCATAACTGCAGAAGAGTTCGTAAGAAAGATAGAAAGCAGTCAATCTGTCGAACAAAGATCTATTGGTAGCAATCTAACTTATCGTCCTACCTTAATAGATGGTGCCGATTTTGATACCGTGACAAGAGGATTACTAACTCTCGTTCCATCGTATTTTGACATATCGAGAGTTACACGAGGCGGAAAAGCTATAGTATCTACCAGATCTCATAGTATTAAGAAAAATTTGGCTAAATGTGTTGTCCCAGAACTAAATTCTCATGCGTTCGAGAAAGAAATGAAGGCATTAGAAAGTTGTGGAGAAGTCAAGCATATAATAGGACGTGTAGAAAAGATTAATGAAGTATTAGGTACTATTAAGTATCATAAGGTAAATATATATGCAAAGTCTTCTGCACCAGATATCGCTATTCCTACACATCGACCGCGAACCACTAGCAGACGACACTCGGACACCATGATTAATAGAATATATAATATTCTACCTGATTGCTTATCCAGTAACCAACGAGTTGGTACTTCTAAATGGTGTGCAGAACAATTAGGTATTGATATCAGAGATAGGTCTGCTTATAGTGCCGTCAGAACCGCATTATTCAGTATGGCTCATTCTGATATAATAAAAAGCAGACTTTCAAACATCAGTCGAGGTGAAAATCGCCGTAACCCAAGGATATATTGGAAATAATAAATAATTTTTAACTTATAAAACCAAATTTTTTATATTATTTTACTATTTTTAAGAGGTTTATTATGAGAAAGGACGTACAACCATTATCTGAATGGTCATTTGACCAAATGAATAGACTATATAATACACTTGGAAAATCTTTTAGAGCATGCGGACGTGAACTAGATTGCGCATCGTCTACTTTCCAAAAATATTATAATAATAAATTAGAATTAGAAGGAATTAAATCCGAAGAAGTGATACCAGTAACTATGGCAAACGTTCCGAAGTTAATCGCTAAGAACAAGAAAGTTACTAAATCGGCGGGTTCTGGTTTATTTTTGAATCCTGATTCCATGAAGGTAGCTGTCCTGGACATAGAAACGACGTCCCTAAAGTCGGATTTCGGTATCATGCTATGTGCCGTTATACGAACGTATGGCTCCAGAGAGGATCCAAAGGTCTTTAGAATTAATTTATCCAATCCTAGTCTAGTGGAAGCAGAAAAAGAAATTCTAATACAATTAAATGAAGAATTAACTACTTATGATGGTCTGATAACGTATTTTGGAAATAGATTCGATATTCCGTTTATAAGAACCAGGGCACTTTATCATGGAATCCAACCGTTAAAGAAGACGAAATCACTAGATTTATATTTTACTGTGAAACGAGTAACAAATCCGTCTACTAGACGATTAGAACGTATAAATCAGATCTTACAGGTATCTAATCCAGATGCTTCTCCTGATAAAACAAAATTAGGCTTAATAGAATGGAATAATGTTGTATTGAATAGGGATAATAGTGCATTGGACTATATTGTGACTCATTGTATTGCTGATATCATGATTTTGGAAAATGTGGTTAATAAGTTTATCGACTTTATTCCGGATAGAATTATGAGAAGCTGAGATTATGTCACTAAATTTTTTAGTTGAATCGATTAAAAATTCGCCAATTATAAAAAAAGGATTATACTCATATTTTGTTCATCCATTTACCGACGGAGCCTTACCAATAGAACCAGAAAAACTTTTTAAAACCGCCAACCGATTATGTGATATCATAGAAATTGATATAAATCCGTCTAATATAGATTACATCATCGCGCCTGAAGCAATGGCTCTACCAATTGCAACCATAGCCAGTGATATGTTAGATATACCTTGTATTGTAGCACGAAAACGTCAATATGGTTTACCCGGAGAACTAACCATCCATCAAGTCACTGGATATTCCGAATCCTTAATGTATATTAATAGCCTTAAGCCAGGACATAAAGTAATTATCATCGATGATGTTGTTAGTACAGGAGGCACGCTAAAGGCAATCATTGACGTATTAAAAGCCAATAACATTAATGTAATTGGCTCGTATACAATCATTGAGAAAGATGGCGCTGCAAAACGATTACGAGATCAAGGATATAATGTCAAGTCCTTAGTCAACGTAGTCATGGGAAAGGATTGTATTAAAGAAGTTATTCCATCTAAATAATATTTTTTTAACTGGACGTGATCTTCATTTTGTTACCGAGACCAGACAAGCCGTTTTCAGAATTTACGTCGTGGGATTTAATTAGAATTTATACACGTACCCAAAATTTTTCAGATGCTGCTAAACTTGTCAAAGTTTCTAGATATACATGGTGTCAAGCCTGGTATAATGCCGGCCTACCATCTCCAAAAACCACCCGAATCGATAATATAGAAAGCGATTTACCTCGATATTCTGTGGCTGTAATTTCCGATATGCACTGGGGATCAATCTACCAACAGAAAACTATATTCAATTCATTTATACAAGATTGTCTAGAAAGAAACATAAAATATTTAATCGGAATGGGAGACAGCATTGAGGGACTAATGTCACGACCCAATCATGAACAGTCTCGATTCTTACATTCCATACCAGAGTATGAAGAATATTTTTTGAATAATTACCCTATATTTGAAAATAGTATTCTCATTAATGGTAACCACGAAGTTAGCTTACAAAAGTATCAGGAACGTTATAATTTTGCAAAAGAAATGTCTGAAAAGAGATCCGATCTAACGTATGTTAAGCAAGGTACTGTAATCGAAGGTCCTGGTGGAGTTAAAATTTGTTTGCATCATGGAGGAGGCTCCTGTGAATCTAGAGGCGAGAGTCGTAACCGACGTATGAAAAACAGAACACTCCAATTGATGTCTGAAGGAAGTTGTGCGCCTATAATGATATTTGGCCATTGTCACAGGATTTCTGTCCTGCAAAACTTCATGAATGCAATGGTAATCGGAGTCGGTTGTTTTTGTGCACCAGATGAATTTACCGTAAGTAGATTTGGAAGTGTTGACATAGCAGGCCTTATCCTTAGTTACCAAGTAGATGAGAATAAACATCCAATAAACATAAAGTTAGACTGGCGATTCGCAAACGAATACGGAGGAATAATAAAAGATGACTATTAAAATAACTAAAATGATAAATACTGCAAAATATTATACTAAGAAACCTATACCAATAAGAGCAATTCAAATAGATGAATCATTTGAAGTTGTTACTTTAGAAGGTATTATGACTGGTAAACCAGGAGATTATCTCATGGAAGGTATTAAAGGTGAACTATATCCATGCGATAAAACAATTTTCGAAGAAAGTTATGAAGAGGTTATTGGTTAATCCTTCAACCAAAACCTTTAAATATAGTAAAATTAACAAAATATTATAGGTGATAGTATGCTAAATAAACTATTAATTAGTTTTAGATTACGAAATCCAGATATTCATGACATTATTGATAAAATTATGACAAGTAACTTTACTAAAGAAGAATTAAATTACTTATATAAAGTAGGTCCATTATTTTATACCATACCGTCTACTGGAAATGCTATTAAGCTAGATTACCGAAAAGATTTTTGCAACGCCTGCGTTATCGAAATTCAATATAATTCTCAATATTGTATACCAAACGAAAAAGATTTAATTAAATATCTACCGGAAGTTAAAATAGCTATTCAAGAATGCAAATCACGATTACCTGAATTAATATTGGAATATAATAGCCGAAAGCAATTACAGCAAGAGATGCAACAAGAACAGTCTCAATGCATCAAGAAACTATGGAAGATGGTTAAGTGACCTCTGGAGATATTGGAATTATCATATTCTACTTTTTAGGCATATGTTCTTTTATTATAATATCTCTTGTAACCATATATTGCATATACATGGGAATTATAACACACGATTTATTATCCATCGGAGTCGGATTATTCAGCGCATTATTCTGGGGATCATTAATTATGGTAACATTTGATAATAACTAGGGAGGAATCAACCATTGGAAAGCCACCTGACTCAGAACGCTTTTGTCTGAGTTGCAAAAAGAAAACCGTCTGGCACTATAATCCTGTAGTAGGACACTCACGTTGCACGGAATGCGGAGGGTCTTACTGTACCAAGGAAGAAGTGCCAGAAGAAAAAATCGAAGAGATTGCAAGAAAAATGATGCCGTGGATTAAGAGTTGATGATATGTCGTTAAATAAAATAGATAAAATTAATAAAATAATAGATTATATATTTATATTAAATATGTTTTGTCTTAGTATAATTCTTATATATTATGGAACTTATATGCCGGCATCAGTATTTGGATTTATAGGATTTTATGAATTCTATTTGAGGATACCTTAATGGCAAAGAAACGTATCATACGCAGTGAAGAATATATAGCAAAACTTCGTATGAGAAAACTTAGTGACGAAGCAAAAAGAAAAATAAGTGAAGCTAATAAAAATCCGTCAAAAGAAACTCGCATGAAGATGTCTTTAGCTAGGAAAGGTAAGAAATTTTCATTAGAAGCACGTCAACGTATGTCGAAAGCCCAATCTGGGGAAAATAATCCTAATTACGGCAAGCATAGACCTCAATACGTTAAAGATGCAATTTCAAAAGCTCAGAAAGGACATAAAACTAGTTTAGAAACCCGTAAGAAAATTTCCGATGCAAATAAAGGAGAGAAAAACGGTGCTTGGAAGAATGGAGCACGAAAACATAAATATTGTTTTTTATTTAATAATGATTTTAGGTTACATATAAGAAAAAAATTTGGTTATACTTGTTATTTATGTGGAGCAAAAGAACCGGAAAATAGAAATCATAGTGTCCATCATATAGATTACAATAAAAATTCTATTTGCAACGGCAAAGAATGGGGATTTGTCTTATTATGTACTTCATGTAATGTTAAAGCAAATACTAATAGATGGTATTGGTTTAATTTATTAATTAATTACTGGTTAGAAATTTCGGATTGTGTTTATAATGGAGGTATATAAATGTTGTATTTTGATCTCGACGGTGTACTCCGTGAATTTGGTACTTATATTCTAGGCTATGAACCGACCCATTGGGATGCTACTAAAGACGGCAAAACCGTAATCGAAATCGTAAATGAACATCCAGAAATCTGTTTATATTGCCCGGAAACAAAATACCTCAAGATAGTCAACGAATACATGGACAAGATTACAGTTATTTCCAATCAACTTCCAAGTTGGATGCCTTTTACCAACAAATGGCTTAATAATCATATTAAAATACCATATGAGGTAATTTATACTAGTGGACCTAAAGAAAAGTTAGCGATGCTAAAGCCTGGCGATTATATCGTGGAGGACTACCCATGTTTTGATAATTATTCCCAAGTAGCTTTAATTAATTATGCATATAATAGGCATTTGGACGTACCAATCCGTATTTCAAACACAGAAGATCTAGAACGATTTTTATTGTCGTTTGATGATATTTATGAGAGAGTAATTTAGCATGCCTACTTTTTTGAAATGCAAACGATGTGGACGTCTCCTTAAGGACCCTACTAGTCAGGCATTGGGCTATGGTCCGACGTGTTTTAAGAAGGTCCGTAACGATGAACTTGTGCAAACTGATTTATTTGCCTTTGAAACGGAGCGTGATTAATTGAATAATAACATTACTAATATCTATAATGATATTAAATTACATCCATTAGAATATCTTACGATGTTAGTTGCTGTATTAGGTGCAACATTTTCTTCTGATATCAGTGCTTCTTGGAGGGGGCTCGGTTTTTTTCTATGGATCGGTTCAAATGGCTATATGTTAATAGGTTTTTTAAAAGCAAAAAATATACCTTATTCAATATTATTCATTTTATATGAATGTATGAATATAAGAGGAGTCTTGAATTCTTGGTATGCATAAAAGAAAGTGGTATAATGACAAATAAACCATATAGTAAAAAATATAATAATAAAAGTTGGTTAGAAGAACAAAATAATGTACTCAAAAGACATGTTAATGAAATAGCAGATGAAATTGGTTGCACTCCCGCAACAGTAAGTAGATGGATGAAAAGTTATGGTATTATACCAATCAGAAAATATAATGGAAGGTCTGGCCCCGAAAATCCGATGTACGGAAAGAGAGGAAAATTAAGTCCGAATTACGGTAGACATATGTCTGAAGAGAACAAAAAGAAAATGTCGGAACGTATGATAGGAAAATATGCTGGTGATCTTAATCCAGCAAAACGTCCAGAAGTTCGTGCTAAGTTACACAAGCCGAAAACAGAGGAACATAAAAGAAAAATATCCGAATCTAGTAAGGGAAAATCTGGCAAAAAAGGATGGCATCATACAGAAGAAACAAAGCAACGAATATCTGAAACTCATAAAGGCGAATTAAATGGTATGTATGGTCGTAGTGGTGTAGATGCACCAAATTACGGTAAGCCGATGAGTGATGAAACAAAAAGAAAGTTATCACTTTCTCATATCGGATTAAATACTGGAAAAGATCATTATATGTATGGCAAGCCATCTCCGCCTAAGTCTGGTAGAGGTAAAGGTTCATATTTTGACTTACAAGATGGATCAAAAGTATGGCTTAAGTCTACGTATGAAACAAGATTTGCAATAGCATTAACAAAACTTGGTATATTATGGGAATATGAAATACAATCATTTGAATTAGATTGTATTAGTCCTTATCATCCTGACTTTTATTTACCTGAATATAATCTTTGGATAGAAGTTAAAGGATATTTGAATGATAAAGCGAGAGAAAAATTAAATCAATTTGTTATTAAATATCCCAAAGAAAAATTACGAATGATATATGAAGAAGATATTATTATTATTGAATATGCTATAGATAATAATATCTTAATAGATATAAATAATATTGGTAGTGTTTATATACCAGGTTAGTATTAGGACTATAGTCATGCTAGATTTCATACAACCGTATTCAGATAGCCTCTTAATGATATGTTCGTTTGCATTTGGACTATCACTTGTACCTCAAGTTTTATTTAACTTTAAAAATAAAATTTGCGAAATAACATATACGACAAGTGTACCCACGACCGTATTTATGGCCGTGATTACTTTAGTTTACATCTCAAATGACTTCTGGTTATCAACAATAATGGGATCAGTTACGACCGTAATGTGGGCTACGATAGCAATTCAGAGATATATTTATGATCATTAAAGATAAATCAAAATACTACCGTCAAGAAGGTAAGTCTGGGAGATTTTATGTCCGAAGGATAGATGAGTCTATAAAGTATCCATCTGTTACGACTGTAATTTCGCAAAGTAAAGAAAAAAAGAAGTTCTCAGGCAGTCCCAGCGCCACGATAGGGACCATAACTCATTACCACATCCTAAAGAGGTATTCTAAGAATTTATTATCATTACCTACAGAATCCATCTGGAATGTTCCACGACCCGAAATCATAGGACGTATCTATCGTAACATCAAGATGTGGAATGACCTTAACTTACGGATAGATCCTATTGCGGTGGAAACCGCGTTGTTCTGCAATAATCCTTTAGTGGCAGGAACATTAGATTTACTTGCAAACATCAACGGAGAATACACATTATGCGATATTAAGACGGGACTTTATTATAATTCGCATCCGATCCAGGCCTCGGTTTACTGGCATATGTTACGCCGTAAACCGAAAGTCTGCTTTATCTACCTTGATGGAATTTTGGACCGTAATCCAGAACAAAAAGCAGTAGTAAGATATTTCACAAAAGAAGAATTAGAAAT